CTTAACCCAAACCAAAGAACAGGGGCACACAAAATGCTTAAACTTAAATTAACGTGGGAATTAGAAACAGGTGAGAAGTTTGAAGAATGGACAAGACCCATTGAACTTTCACTTGCAGAAAAAGAACTATATTCAGGTAAGTCAATTGTTAAAATCCTTATTGACGAAAGCACACCAAGTAACACACTTCTTTTATTTTTGGCTCACAAGATTCAGCAACGCGTTACCAAAAAAATTGAAAACTTTGACATTTGGAAATCAAAAGTCACCGATATTGCAGCTTCTGATTTTGAGACAGCAAATTTTACCAAGCCCGAAGTTTTGGGCGCACAGCAATAGAATTAGCAATAGCAACTGGAATAACACCCGACTATTGGCTCAATGCAGAACCCGAAATTTGGGCAACGGCTATAGACATATTGAACGAGCGAGCTGATGGCTAAGACAGTACAGTTAGTAAAAGTTGATAAAGACTATCGTGGTTTATTACGTGCGTTTAGCAAAATGGACGATATCGCTAAAAATGATATGAAACAAATCGCTAGCACGTTAGCAGAAAGAGGTGCTAATTATGCTAAAGGTGCAGCTAATAATGCGCCTTATAATGTTAAACAAGCACAAGCCGTTGCTGATTCGATTAAAATATCTAAGTCTGATAAAGCACCAAGTTTTAGTATTGGTGGTAATCGTAAAGTTGGCTCTAGTGCTTTTAGTGCTGGTTATGTGATAATGGGTAATGAATTTGGGTCAAAGCAGTATAAACAATTTCCTAGACGCTCTGGCAAGGGTGGTAAAGAGGGTTGGTGGTTGTATCGTGCTATGTCAAGATTTCAACCTACAATCGCTCAGGAATGGCTTAAAGGTTATGAAAAAATTAGAGATGCTTGGATGGGAAGTTTATAATGGCTGACATTAGAACACTTTAACTTGCGCTTCTTGCTGACACTAAAAACTTTATTGACGGCCTTGATAAAGCTGATAAAGAAACCAAAACCTTTAGCAATAAATTAGATGACGCTTTACAAAAAGGTGCTGCAGCGTTTCTTGCTGTTGGTGCTGCTGCTGGCGCTATGGCTATTAAAATTGGTATTGACGCTGTTAAAGCAGCCGTTGAAGATGAAAAAGCCCAAAAGTCTTTAGCTATAACTCTTAGAAACACAACTAAAGCCACAGATGCTCAAGTTAAAGCTGTTGAAGATTACATTGACAAAACATCAAAAGCTACAGGTGTTGCAGATGACCAACTACGTCCATCACTTGACAGACTTGTTAGGTCAACACAAGACGTTACCAAAGCACAAAAATTACAACAACTTGCATTAGACATTGCTGCTGGTACAGGAAAAGACCTTGCGACAGTTACAGAAGCATTAAGCAAAGCCTATGACGGCAACCTTGGTGCACTTAAACGTATTGGTGTTCCTCTTGATGAAAACATTGTTAAAACAAAAGATTTTGACAAAGCACAACAAGCATTAAGTGAAACTTTTGAAGGTCAAGCTGCTGCAGCAGCAAATACTTTTGCTGGACGAATGGATAAAATATCCAATGCTATAAATGAAGCAAAAGAACAATTAGGATTTGCACTTTTACCTTTGCTTGAAAGATTTGCAAAGTTTGCTACAGAACAATTATTGCCTGCTTTACAAGGTTTAGTAGATGGATTAACTAGAAGTGGTAAACAATCTTTAACACGTGCTTTTTATGACGCTGGAACAGGTGCAATTACTTTTGGTTACGATATGGACACAGTTCAGGGTCAAGCTTATTTACTTGGTGAACAACTGAGAAAAACAACAGATAGATTAACTGAATTACTTGACAGAGTTACAGGCGCTACCGAAGGTGAAGGTTTTAAAAAATTATTAGAAGCCATTACTAACGTTATATCAGGTCTAGAACGTGCTATTAACCTTTATAACCAATTGCCTGATTTTGGTAAATTGCTTATTAACCCTATAGGTCAACTTGCACCTTTAGCTGGCGCAGCAGGTCAAGTACCAGGTGTTATCAAAGGTCAAGGTACAACAATAAATAACTACAACATTAAAGGCTCAGTAGACCCACAAGCTACAGCTAGAGCCATAGTTAAAGTACAAACAACAGCTACAAAAACTACAGGTATTAAACCATTCATTCCAGGTAGGTAACGATGACAGTATTCACACCGACCTACAGAATTACTATTGCTGGTGTTGTACAAACTTCTAGCACTTTACAAGATGCGACTATTACTTATGGACGTAACGATTTCTTTGAAGCAACTCAACCTAGTTATTGTAATCTTGAACTATTAAACCTTGACGGCACAAGCCCAGTAGTTGAATTGTTAGACACAGTTGTTATTGAAGTTCAAAACACAGCAGGCACTTTTGTTAAGTTGTTTACTGGTGAAGTGTCAGGTGTTTATAACAGATTTGAGAGCGCAGGTTTAGGTGGTAAACCTAATACATTACAAATACAAGCAATTGGTGCTCTCGGTTTACTTGTTAAACGTTACGCTGGTGCTGTTGCTTATCCCGAAGAATTAGACGGCGCACGTATTCAACGTATTCTTGAAGAAACATTGTTTACAGCTTGGGAAGATTTAAGCAATACTCTAACTTGGAATGATTTACCAGTTGCAGAAACTTGGGCAAATTATGGTATTCAAGGAATAGACACTATTGACGCTGGACGTTATGAAGTACTAGCTAGACCTGCTGCAATTGAACAGGCTTACGAACTAACAGACACAACCCAACAATCAGGCTTAGGCTATTTATATGACACTTCCGATTTTTTAATCGGTTATGCCGACGCTGAAAGACGAAGTGCCAACTATGCAACTAACTTAATTGAACTTGACGCAAACCTTGTAAACGCTGACATACAAACAAGATTACAAACAGCAGACATTGTCAATAGCGTAGTTATCCAATATGACGACCCAGTACTTGAAGTTGTAGCACAAAATGACACGTCAATAAATAACTATGGTTTGCTTGAAGAAATTAGGTCTACCATTCTTGCTCAAACAGTAGATGCCACAGAACAAGCTACAAACTTTGTTAATTACAGAGGAACACCTAAAACTTCACTTGAAGCCGTGTCGGTTAACCTGGCTCATTCAGATATGACTAATACAGTTAGAGACGATTTACTAGCTGTAACTATGGACAGTTTGCTTTACTTAGACAATATCCCAGTAGGGCTAATACCTGAGGGTTATTTTGAGGGCTTTGTCGAGGGTTGGACTTGGACACTAGGACGCAAAAACCTTGAACTTACAATGTCTGTTTCTAACTCAATCTATTCCACACTTGATGTACAATGGGAAGACTACAACGCTGTTATCCAATGGCAAAACCTAGATAATACAACTACGTGGCTTGACGTTATTTAAGAAAAGGATAAACTAGGAACTATGTCAACAACCTCTGCTTATGGGTGGAATATCCCAGACAACACAGATTTAGTTAAAGATGGCGCATTAGCCATTAGAACGCTTGGTAACGCGATAGATACCTCAATGAACACAGCTCTTGGCACTAAGAAATCTGGAATGGTGCTTCTTCAAAGTCTTACCTTTAGTGCAGTAGCCAGTCAGCAAATTACAAGCATTTTTAGTGCAACTTATGATAATTATTTTATTTTGGTTTATGGCGGAACTGGTAGTGCTAATGTTGGTGTGGGTTTGACTTTAGGTGCCACAAGTACTGGTTATTACAATAAACTTATTTATGGTTCTTATGGTGATAATACAGTTTTAGGTTCTGGAAATTCTAATGGTTCAAATTTTGTAAGTGCTGCCGTTACTGGAACAAGTGGTATATCTGGTCAAATTACTTTATTAAATCCTTTTTTGACTAAAGAAACTATGTTCTTTGCTAACAACGCTCAAGGTAATACAAGTGGTTCTTTTGTAACAAATGGTGGTTTCTTAAACAATACAACAAGTTATACTGCTTTTACTTTGACACCAACTTCAGGAACAATGACAGGAAGCGTAAGCGTATATGGCTACAACAAATAAATCAGAAAAACTATTTATTGGTATAGACGATCAAGTTATTGAATTAACAGGAACAGACAAAGAAGCATTTTTAGCACAACGCAAAACAGAACAAGACGCAGAAGCACTACTTGAAGCCGAGTATAAAGCCAAACAAGATTCACGTGAAAGTGCTATCAAAAAGTTAGCAGAAATAGCAGGACTAACAAAAGACGAACTTAATGCAATCCTTTAACTACAAACAAGTATCACTAGCTGCAATTGCTTTCTTAGCAGCTTGGCAAGCAACAGACTTCGCCCTTGACTATCGTGCTGTATTAGGTGCTGTCGTAGCTGCTTCAATGGGAGC